ATCCAAGTCTCAAGTTCAGGGAGTGACACGAGTGGTAGAAACGCTAAGTTTGGACACCTACCCTGAACTGAGTCTAAAACGATTTGTCTTTTTAGATTACTTGTGAATATATGTTGTTCTGATTCTGTGAGAGCTTTGAAGTCGTTGGCATCTCGTAAGATGTCTACCTCTTCTGGTCTCCAAAAGAATCCTAATTGTTTGTCTGTTATTCGTTCTAGGTGTGGATATTTAACTACATCATATCTTGCAACATCTACACCATCATCAAAGAACATTGTTCTCTTTAAATGTGACTTCTTACTTTTTCCTATAGCACGCACGACTCGCACTCCTCATCATCTAATGGATCATCTTGGCCGACATATGGATGCGCTGGTTCTTCTACTTCATCTGTAGCACCATCATATGTATTAAAATAGTACAATTGCTTACCACCATACTTATAGAACATTATTAAGTCTTGTAGCAATGTACTCATTGGGATCTTTTCGTCTTCATAGAATCTAGGATTGTATGAAGTATTAACAGAGATACCTTGGTCTACATACTTCTGTAATACAGCACATATCTTTAGATATCCTTCTGGTGATTGTTGATCCCACAACAATTCATACTTGTTCTTTAGATGATGTATACCTGGTACAACTTGTTTCAGTACACCATCTTTTGATTGTTTGATTGATACTAATGCTCTTGGTGGTTCAATACCATTAGTTGCATTAGATATCTGACTAGAGGTCTCACTAGGCATTAGTGCCATCAATGTACTATTTCTTATACCATACTCTACTAGGTCTTCTGATAGTTTATCCCAGTTGCATGATAGTTTCCTATCAACTAACTCATCTACCTCTTTCTTATATGTGTCCTTTGGAAGTATTCCAGCAGAGTACTTAGTCTGATAACTAAACTTACATGAGCCTTTTTCTTTAGCTAGTTCGTTAGATGCTTTAATTAGATAGTATGACCAATGTTCTGCCCACTTGTCTATCATTTCTAAGTTAGGTTTAGTGTATGACATATCATTCTTAGCCATCCAATATGCAAAGTTAATAATACCTACACCTAATGGTCTTCTGTTCATAGTAGACCTCTCTGCTGCAAACACAGGATAGTCTTGATAGTCTAATAGTTCATCTAATGCTCTTACTAATAGTTCTGCTGGCTTTCTAAAGTGTGATGGTTTCTTTATAGCACCCCAGTTAACTGCTGCAAGTGTACATAGAGATATCTCACCCTTTGGATCATCTATATGTTCTAATGGTTTAGTTGGTAGATTGATCTCACAACATAGATTAGATTGTCTGATAGGAGCTAATTCTGCTCTGAATGATCCATGATCGTTAGCATGGTCTACATTCATCAGATAGATACGTCCAGTGTCTTTCCTTTCCTGCATAAATGATGAGAATATTTCAATAGCCGATACTTTCTTTTTCCTGATGCTAGTCTTCCTTTCTGCGGTTTCGTATGCTTCTCTGAAAGCATCTGGATCAGTGAAGAAGGTGTCCCACAACTCAGGAACGTCTGATGGTGAGAATAATGTGATCTCTTGTCCATTCAATAGTCTCTCGTAAAATAGTTTATTGAATTGTACTCCGTAGTCCATATGTCTAATTCTATTATCTTCTGTACCTTTATTGTTCTTGAGTACAAGTAAGTCTTCTACCTCATAGTGCCATATAGGATAGTACAATGTAGCAGCTCCTCCTCTTACTCCACCTTGTGAGCAAGACCTGACTGCTGATTGAAAATGTTTATAGAAAGGAATAACTCCTGTATGCGTAGCATGTCCTCCATTGATACTAGAACCAACTGCTCTAATGTTTCCACCACCTACACCTATACCTGCTCTCTTAGAGACATACTTAACAATAGCAGCACTTGTAGCATTGATACTATCTAATGAGTCTCCAGACTCGATCAATACACAGGAACTAAACTGTCTAATACTCGTTCTAACACCAGCCATGACTGGAGTTGGTAGTGAGATCTCAAACTTACTTACAGCGTCGTAGAAGTCCTTTACCCACTGCATACGAGTGTCTTTTGGATACTTGTGGAATAGTGTAGCACCTATTAACATTAATGCTACTTGTGGTGTTTCATATACTTTCTTAGTGAACCTATCTTGTACTAGATACTTACCACGGAATTGTTCCATAGCAGCATAAGTATAGTTCTCATCTCTCTTATGATCAACCCATTTTTCTAACTGATCAAATTCTTTATCATCATACCATTCTGTTAATAGTGGATCATACATCTTATTAGCAATGTTATTATCTACTATTTCTTTGAGAGTAGGAGGTTCAAACTGACCATACACTTGCTTACGTAAGTGATATGTAATCAGTCTACCTGCTACTAATTGATAGTTTGGAGTTTCTTCTGAGATAAGATCAGCTGCAGCTTTAATCATAGTCTCTTGGATATCTTCACTTGTCATACCACTCTGAAATGATATGTGTGAAGATATCTCTACTTGAGATGCAGAGACTCCAGTGAGTCCCTCACATGAATAATTTACTACTTTATGAAGTTTATCTAAATCGAGCGGCTCTTTACGCCCATCCCTCTTTACAATGGAGATTTCTTGTACCATTTTTCACCTTATACATTAATATATTGTCTATTCTCTAAATGAATCTGTGCTATGTCCTCTTTTGATTGTCCATGATATGGTGCTGCATGGTGCTCTTCAATCATCATCTGATTGATGTTAGTCTTAACAGAAACGTGCTCAGATTCCTCAGCCATTTCTTCTACCCAGAATTCACCTAGAATTCTACCATATTTACCAACTCCATCTTTAAATGTTTTTAAGATAGGTTGACCGCTAGCTAGTTTATCTTTAAGATATTCTTTAGCTGCTAGCCCATATTTCTTTTCTTCTAAATCTCTTGTTCTTGACTCTGGAGTGTCTATGCCGAATAACCTTACTCTTTCGTTTCTCATCCAAATTCCAAAACCTAAATCTATGTCCACGTCTACTGTATCTCCGTCGACAACTTTAACAATATTAACTCGATATTCGTGCATCTCTCTCTCCTATTTTTGATGTGATCTATAGTACTTATCATTATGCTTTACTATAGATTTGTATGGCCAATTTAGCTTTCAATCCGCTATATGTATTGCCATCTATTATCGCTTTTATGTCGGTAGGATCCATTCCATTGCACACCATATCGTTAATATCTTTATCAACTATATGAGTAGGCCATACACAGATACTATATCCTTTATTGTTAGCCTTTATTAGTTGATCAACATTAGACTTTGACCTTGGTTCATTGTCTAATACTATAACTACTTCGTCGTTCGGTAAGTGTCTTTTAATAAGATCAAAATGCATACTACCTAACGCTACACTATTTGGAATGAACATGCTATCGAATTGTCCTTCCATAACATATACTTTGTCTCTCTTTAAGGTATCTAAACCATAAACGAAACCAGTCTCTTCACTCCAAGACATCTTTAGATATCTCTGTGCAGTAGGTAATATTGATCTTGCAACTGCTCCGAAACATTTACCACTCTTATCACATAGTGGCATTACTATTCTCGGATCTTTACCATCAAAGTCTTTAGTAAACTTCTCTGGCAACCACTTACGTGCCCAAGAGTATCCATTGTCGGTATAGAATATCTTGTAATGTAAGTTGCTAGGAATTTTTCTACCACTTATATATATCTTAGCTGGATGGTTGTGAGACAGTTGAGATATAGATTTTAGCTCTTTAAATGGCTTCTTACCTAATGCTGTAAACTCTGGCTTACTTACAAAGTCAGTAATATCAGATTCTGTTGTACCATTTGCTCCTTCCTTTAATACTTCTAACTTATATTCTTGTGCTAAGTTAGGTGCAAATTCTTTTAAGAAGTTCTCAACAGATCTAGTAGCATTACAGTTATGACAATAATATTTGTACTCACCATTCTTATGTAGCCAGTATCCTCTTTTCTTATGTTTGTTCTTTGAGCTGTCTCCACATATTGGACAACGGCAATTGAACGTACCTTTGGACGTTTCTTTAAACCCTTCTAAAATATTAGAAAGTAATAGAATATACTTGCGCTGTAACCACTAGACATAAGCACTATTATACGTGCTTACATCTTAAATGTCAACTATTAATGTGCTATTATTTGAGTTAATACAGAGATTAGTGCAGCAATTGCCATAGCTCCACCCATGACTTGCCATCTC